GGCAGATGAATTTGGGAAGCGACCAGTTTCTTATGTTGCTGGCGTTGTTGCAAATGCTGCAGGTATGTTGTCAACAATACCACCAATTAGACCTTTTGCGCGCGCTACTGAGATCGGCGCAACGGCTATTGGGAAGATGGCAACATTGTTTGGGTATTCACGACCTGTTATACTTGAAACGGCATTGTACCGTCCAGTGAATAAGCAAAATTATGCCGTTACTAATGTGCATGATGATGCTGCTAAACTCACTGTTGATGGTAAACAAGAGTTGACAGTCGATCCTCGTACTGTTGGTTTGAGTGATGTGGACGAAATGGGTATTAATTTCATTGCTAGCCGCGAATCTTATTTCCAACAATTTCCGTGGCAACTTACTGATACTTCTGAAAGTTTGTTGTGGAATTGTACAGTGGACCCAGGAATTTACCGAACGTTTGGTTCGGAGTATTTGCTTCCTGCTACTGCATATGCCTCCTTACCTTTTAAAAATTGGCGCGGATCAATGAAATTTCTATTTCAAGTTGTTTGCTCCAAGTACCATAAAGGTCGCCTTAAGATTGTATGGGATCCTAATGGAGCCCAACAACCCACTGCTGAATATAATACAGCGTATACCACCATTGTTGATATTGCAGATAAAACCGATTTCACAATTACTTGTGGTTGGGGTCAAGACACTTCTTATAGGAATGTATTGCCCCTTGCATCACGATCTGCAGGGCTTATTTCCAATACTAGCCCTCTTGGTATTGATTTTTCCGATCAAGATTATGGCAATGGTACTATTGCTGTTTATGTGGTTAACACTTTGACAGCGCCTAACGATACAATTGATAATGATATTGCAATTAACGTGTTCGTTAGTATGGGCGACGATTTTGAGGTAGCTCAACCGTCGACAGAACGTTTAGCCCGTGTTCGTCTTACCAACCCCACAAACTTAACACCTCCGGGTTTAGTTAATACTGGTGGTAATGGTGGTGATGATGGTGACAGCGGTGATGAGAAT